GGTGTAGGTGTTGGGCGCGAACTCGCTCATGTACACAGGGTGCCCCAGCAGGCGGTCCGGCTGCCCGGCGACCATGCTGCCCTGCCAGGCGTACTGGCCCTCGCCGTCCTTGATCTTGGCGATCATCTTGCACAGGTCGCGGTGCATCACCCATGAAGCGTTCCGCTGGTACTGCTGCTTCAGGGCGTACTTGGCCTCCTGCAGGCCGTCGAAGGTGACGGTTGTCGTGGTGTTGCCGGTGGCGACGTCGCGGTCGGTGTTGATGCCGTTCGCGTTGGCCACGAAGATTCCGAGGGGCTGCGCGGTGCCGTTGCCGTTGAGGTACGCATTCTCCGCGCCGTTGGCGATGCGCAGGCGCATCTCCTCCAGGACCACGCCTTCCGCCATCGGGGCGTGCTGGATCAGGGTGCGGCTCAGCTTGATGAGCTTGGCCATCTTGTTGGGCTTGAACTCGCGCCGGCCGTACTGCACGGTGGCCTCTTCCGGCGCCGTGGTGATTTCAGATACCCAGGTCGCGTCCGCCGCGCCGGTGGTGCGCACAGGGAAGCCCAGGGACTGCGCGGCGCCGATGGGTCCGACCACCTTGGAAATCTGGCGCATGAACAGGATGTCATCCAGCCCCTTGATCAGGTCCTGCACAAACTCGACGGGCGCTGTCAGGTAGCCGGCTGCGGCGTCGGTGGTGAGCTTCAGCTCGTTCTTGTACGCGGTCATGTGCTGCGGGTCTCCGGACAGCGCCTTGGCGAACATCTCGCGCACGGCGGTCTTCCGCGCGGCGGGGGCCTTCTCGGCCGCTTCGCCCATCATGCGCTCGCGGTCCAGTTGCTTCTGCTCGGCCATGATCTTGGCGTTGACCGCGTCAAAGTCAGCTTCCATTTTGGCCAGCAAAGCCTTGTCCTCGCCGCCCATTTCCGCGTCGCCCACCTTGTCCATCAGTGCGCGGATGGATTCGGTCAGGGTAGCCCTGTTCTGCATCAGATCAAACATTTTTGCCATTTGGTTAAACCTCCACAATTTTCTTTCTCAGGGTATTCAGCCGCTTCCGCTGCTCGGCCAGGGGTTCCGCGGGTGCTTCAGTGGTTGTATCTGCTACGGGCTGCGGGTTCTCCGCCCCGTTGTCAGGCAAAGGAAAACCGCCTTCTTCGGCGGCTTCGGGTTCGTGTTCCTGTTCTTCTTCAGGCGGCGCCAGGCCCTTGGGCGGGTGCTGGTACTGCGCGAGGTACTTGTCCAGGTCGGCGCAGGCCGCGATGGCTTTGCCTTCCTCGATTTCGTCCGCGAAGCCGTCCGCCAGCGCTTCCTCGCCTGACATCCAGCGCTCCTCGTCCATCCACTGCGCCACGACCTCCGGGCTTTTGCCGGTGCGCTCCGCATAGATGCCGGCCAGCTGCCCGTCGACGCGCTCCAGTTCGTCCGCGATCGCGCGTAACCGGGCCTTGTAACCGCCAACCAGCGCCCAGGCGTTGTGGATCATCATCGTCGCGGCTTTGGGCATGACCACGCGGTCGCCCGCCATCGCCACAATGCTGGCGGAAGAAGCCGCAAGGCCGTCCACGTGGACTGTCTTGGCCGCCTTGTGCCGCTTCAGCATGTTGTAGATGGTGATGCCGGCAAAAACGTCACCCCCGGGGCTGTTGATGAAAATATCCAAATTGTCAATGTCGCCCAGCGCGGCCAAATCCTTCTGGAACTGCGCCGGGGTGACCTCGTCGCCAAACCAGGATGAGTCGCTGATTTCGCCGTACAGGTACAGCTCTGCCTTTTTGGGCGCAGCCGCCCTAAAATCCCAGAATGTTTTCATGTCACCGTTCCTTTCGCCTGTGCGCCTCTGGGGATGTTCTGCCGCGCGTTGGCCAGCGTGATCATATTCCCATTCACGTGCAGGTCGTTTCCGCCAGCCTCGTCCGGCAGCTCGTCCATGTCCTCCAGCCTCCGCACGTCATTGGCCGACATGATTCCGGTCTGCCGCATCGTGTTGTAGAAGTTGGCTCGGGTCTGCGTATCGCCGCGCAATAAGGCATTCGTATTGAACTTGAAGAAGTAGGTGCCGCGCTCGCTCTCCGTCAGCAGGTCGCGGTACATCGCCTGCTCCAGCCGCACGCTCATCGGGTTGATGCAATCCCTCACGTACTCCAGGCTCTGCTGCTCGATGTTGCTGAAGGTCGCGTGCTCCATGTCCATCGCCAGGTGCGCCGGCACGCCAAAAATCCGGCAGATTTCCGTCACCAGCCACTTGCGGGTCTCGAGCACCTGCATCTTTTCCATGTCGCGCTCGAACATCGCGGCCTTGCCGCCCTCTTCCAGGAAGAGGAACCGACCCGCGTTCTGCGCGCCCCGGTAGTTGGCCTCGAAGTCCGCCTTGAACCGCGCATAGGCCTTGTCGCTCATCCCGCCCGGAACCTCGATGAAGCCGCCTGGGTTCACGTTGTTGACGGCCTGCTGGGCGTAGCTCGCAATCGTGCCGGTCAGCCCCAGCACCTCCGCCGCAATCCGGATTGGGTCGGCCGCGTTGTGCCGGTCGCCGAATAAAAACCCGCCAGCATACAGGAACTCGCCCTCGCGCAGTCGCTCTGACACTCCGCCGCCGACGTCCACGTCGATGTAGCGCTCGCCGCTGACCGAGTTCACCTTCACGTCGCTGACCTTGCTCGTCGGGATGTTCCACAGCGCCACGATCCGGCCGGAAGGCTCCCGCTCGATCTTGGCGTAGGCGCCGCGGGTCAGCAGCAAGTTGGCCACGAACATCTGCCAGAACTCGTAGGCCGTCGTCTGTGGGTTGGGCAGCGCGTACACTAGGCGGTACAGGCGATGCCGGTGCGCCTTCTCCTTGCCGCGCTCCGTGTTCTTGAACAGGTGCAGCGGCAGGGTCGCGATGGTCTTGCTGATGATGTCCACACAGCGGAACACCGCGCTGATCTGCAGCGCGTTCTCCGCGCTCACCGAGTAGCCCCGCCCCGCCAAATAACTGGCCCAGCCGTCGTCGCTCCCCAGGCCGGGCAGGGAGGTGAGCGCCTTTATCTCCAGCACTCGCCCGAATAGCTTAAATCTCAATCCGCTCACCTCTTTGTTATTAGATGACGCGCATCCCGCGCTGCTCGTATACCGACCGCTTCGGCTCCATGCGGATGGCGCCCGCCATCGCGTTGATGAGCGCGACCGTCGGGTCGATGCGCTCGATGGACTTGTTCTTCAGCGGCTTGACGTTGCCGTTCCCGTCCGTCGCCACGCGCACATTCCCGAACGACCACCGCGCCACCGGGTCCCCGTTGTGCGTCAGCTCCCCAGTTCGCATCATCCGCTCGATTTCGCCCATTCCGCACGACATTCCGGCCATTGTCTGCGGAATTTCGACGAATTTGGCCTGAATATCGGCCGGAAGCAGTTACTTTAAGTACTCAAGTCGCCAGGGGTCGCAGAAAAAATGAACCACCTCATAGCGCTCGCACAGCGCTTCCAGCTCCCGGGCCACCAGGCCATAGTCCACCACATCGCCGGGTGTCGCCTGCAGGTGACCGTCCCGCACCCACTGCGCATAGGGCACATGGTCCCGCACCTCCCGCTCCCTGATATTGGCCTCCGGAATCCACTGCATGGGCAGTTGTCGCCAGTCGTCGTGCGCGTCGGATGGCGGGAACAGGCAGCTGGCCGCGGTGATGTCCGTGGTGCTGGACAGGTCCAGCCCGATATAGCAGCGCTCGCCGGCCAGTTCGCCTGCGCTCCAGCCCCGCTGCGCGGCGTCCCACAGCGACAACGGCAGCCAGCCGGTCCGCTTCAGCGCCACCCATTGGTTGAGCCTCAGCCAGCGGAAAAGCCGCTCCGCAGACTCGCTGTTGCGTGCCGCCAAGGCCTCGCTGCGCACCGTCTCGATCTGGATCGTCACGCCCAGCGAGGGATTGCAGGCCTGCCAGACCTTTTCGTCGTAGATATCGGCATCCTCCGGCGCGCCGTAGACCCGGGCGTAGAGCGTCGGGTCCAGCGCCGGGTCCTCGATGACCTTGAGTGCCAGCTCATGCCGCTCCCAGCAGATGCTGTGCCGGTCCGGGTCATCCCCGGCCGTGGTGATAACCCACAGCAGGGGCTGCCTGCGCGTGGAGCTCGCCCCAAACGACATGACGTCCCACAGGTCGCGGTTTGGCTGCGCGTGCAGCTCGTCAAAGATGACAATGGACGGGTTCAGGCCGTGCTTGGAGTAGGCCTCGGCGGACAGCACCTTCAGGAAGGAGCCCGTCAGGCGGTTGTGGATTTCCTTCTTGCTGTCCACGACCTTGAGCATCTCCTCCAGCCCTGGGTCCTGCTCGATCATCGCCTTGGCCGCCCGGTAGGAGATGG